CTTCGTCCCATTCATAAATACTGATACCTAGGTAATCTGAAAACTTTACTCGTTTATCTGTCCCTGCATATTTTATTTTCATATGTTTTCTTCCTAACCATTCTCTGGTATATCTTCAACGAACATGTACTCAGGATTAAAAGCAATCCAAGTCATCAGTCCACCACCCGCGTCGGCTTTGCCATAACGGTTCTTGACAGGGGCCACGCCCATTGATGTGCCCACAACACCAAGCGTGCAAATGAGTGCGGGGAGCTGAGCCACCTTTCCCTGAATCGCGGAACGAGGCTGGCAAGGAGAGCCAGGTACCGCTTCACTCGTATGATGTAATACCAACACACCCGCATTCGTAGCCCTAGCAAGATACTTCAACTCCTTCATGATAGCTCTCATAGAAGAGAACTCCTCGCCACCATCGGTGGCTACATCCATTAAGTTATCGACAACTATTAGTTGTGGTGGACATCCCCACAATTCTTCGAAGGCTTGTACTTCCTCATCGATATCTTGTAGTGATGGCGCTGATTCAAATGACCAGACAATGTGGCTAGCCTTAGCTAGCACTGCTCTTGTCCAACCTAAATCAGTATTCAATAATCCTTCAACATCAGTCTGATTCTTACCCGAAATCATAGATGCTAATCGCATAGCCATTGTGTGTGCGTTGGTGTCGGCGCTAATGTATAGGGTGGGAACCTTCATCTTTAGCGCAAGAGCTAAGGCAAGTGTTGACTTACCTACTCCTGGCGCTGCTGCGAACATCGACACTTCGCTACGCCTGAGGATAATTTTGTTCGACTCAAACGCTTTGAAGCACGATGGCAATGGTTCTCCGCCAATACTTGCACGACCAACGCTTCTGACAAGTGTACGCAAGGCTTATTCCTTTTTAGTAAGAGTCGTAGCCAACCCATGACAAACTGACTACGACTCATTTGATTTCCTGTATTTAGTTTACTGGCTTGCACTGGTCAACTGTACCCTGTGGGGTAGGACATGCCCAGAATGCATACGGTTTACCAGTCTTGCTACTGATTCCACTGCGATAGATACGCGCCCCGTGCTTACACGTTGGAGCTGCGGTACCTGATGCTTCCGAGACTGGGCTGGGTGGTAAGGAGAGCGGTGGCGTTGTGCTTGTTGTGGTACTTGGCGTTGATAAAGGGGCTAGATTGTACGCACCTGCCAATAGCTTGTTAGTTGCAGCAATCTGTGTAGCGTAATCACCTACACCCTCAAGCAGTACACTGAGTTCATCAGCAGTATTGGCACGGATATTAATCATATCACCAGGGCCAGTCTTATACGAGACTTGCAGTTTCCATTCTTCGTTCATCGTTTCTCTTTCTTTGAAGTAAACGAGCAGTGCTCTGTGAGCCCGCATCGGTTACAGTTGTTTGTGTTGGGTAAGAATATACCAGCAAGACGTGCTTTGTCAAATTTTTCTACGAAGTAATCAATCATCTCGGTTGAGTATTTGGTTAGGTCTTCCATCTGACCAGTGCCAGACTGACGAGCCATCCAATAGTTACCATAGTTTATATCAACACCAAAGACTTTCTTCAACCCTGCTCGGTAGAAACCTAGCTGTAGGCTGGAGTCAGGTGTGCGTTGTGATGTCTTCAAGTCTACCACAACCAACTGACCATCAACATCAAAGACTCTATCGATTACCATCTTGACTGGAACACCAGCAAACTCAGGTATGATACCTAGTTCAATCGCAGGAACGCCTTCAGGCGTCTTCCAAATCTTCCAATTCTTGTTGACTTGTCGCCATTCGACGTAGGACTGGACCCATTGTGGACCAGTGATATTCCAGAAGGAAGCATCTTCCTTATTGGGGTAATCTTTCGTAGCCCTGCCGCCAACTCTAAGCGTCGATAAGTCGACATCTTTCGTGTACTCACTCCATGCCTCATCCCATAATTGTTTACTCAACATGTTGTCTGTCCCATTCTTCAGTAGCCTTGTGGAATGCGGAGCCACCTGCGCTCCATACCGCTGGCTTCTCTGGTATCTGCAACAGTCGGCTGAGGTAGTATAGATAACCGCAGTCGATGAAGGTAGTCAGAGCTGAATAGGATACATGACCTGGTATCTTATAATCATCAGAGAGATATACTCCCATAAATATTCCTTCCAATATATAATTATATTAATTATATATAGACCCCTTCGGGGTCTTATATTATATATAATATATACCAGTATAGCTGACAAGAGAGGCTGAGTCAAGGGGTTATGTCACTCCCGATTCAGTATTAGGAAACACAAAAGACCCCCCTTCCCAAGGTGATTACCTTAGGTTGGGGGGTTTAGTGTCTTAAAACTGCCTTAGAAGGCGTTCAAGGGGTATTCTAGAGGCTACTCTGCGCCTCGTCCGAACTCTTTTGCGGATGGGTCGAGCCACTTAAGGACAGGCCCGAGGAACCCAGCGAGGGCTGCAGCTCCGAGTGTCTTAAAGTCGGTCTCGCCTGCGAGGTAGAGTGCGATAGCAGCTGAGGCTGCAGCACGGAACCATGTGAGCGCTACTTGCTTTAGTGTTTCCATTTAGATTGCCTTTCGTTTTGTATTGTGAACCTTACAGCAGGTGCATACTGGTACCACAGTGGTACTAACAGCTACCTTCTTCTTAGGTTGTGGCTGTAAATTTGCCACAATCTGATTCACAATCTTAGGTTGACTTAGCCACCAGAACCAGGGGCTAGTGTCACTACGGTGAGTATCATTAATAGAAATATGTAGGTGCTTATTGTGAGGATTACTACCTGTGTACTTTCTATTGCCTTCCTTGCGTCTGGTTCTTGACCAGATTTTTCCTTGGAAGATAAGGTAATTAACCCTCTCATCTTCTTTAAGTTTTTCAAAAATGATTGCACAATCAATACCCCTCTTAGGGTCGTGGGTCAAATCTACTGCTAGCCCAGTATTGTGGTCCGAATTCGGGCTGGCTTTCTGATGCGCTAACGAAGGCAACAATCCGTCTGACAGTTTCTTGCGCTTCGGATACAACGCTGTCGCCTGACGGAGCACAGCAATAGCAGCAGGTGACGCTACTTTGACTACAGGTTTCATTCATTTTCTTTCTTAGTTTCTATGTCGTAGTGGAAAGCATCTGTATCTTCAGTTACCCACTTCTTCTTATCTTCCACATCCCATTTGCGGTCATTAATTATTCTGTGGATGAGTGGGTCACCATACTTGGTTGTATATGATGGCTCGAAGACGAAGGTTCTATTGTTAGGTTGGATAGCATAGTTGCCATCTTCACGCTCTATAACGTGCCCACACTTGTGCTCATCAGGTGTCTCTGAGTAGCCATCATCTAGCCTATTAGAGTCAGGGTTATGCCAGTCAAGGGTAAAGAGATACTTGCCATTAATTTTATTTCTATTTCTATCTGTGTAATGCAAACTTAGATTAGTCAGGTTAGCAAACTTGGTGGCTGTTATGTATGGGCTAAAAGAATTCCAAAGCACTAGATTATGTAGGTCTACCTCTGGCACGCCTGGCTTATTACAGAAAGCATTGATGGGCATACGCCACCATAGGCCACCATCCTCCATCATAAAGTGAAATAGTGGGCTTCTGTTCTGTACAGAACTAACTCCAAATATCACACAAGGAAAATACAAATCGTGGCTATCCTTCTGGTTACGCAGGAAGTTACCACGTACAAAGCAATCTATCGGGGGGATATTTGCATTTAACTCTGGCACTACTTCCTCAGTGCTTCTTTTACAAACTCGGTAAGTAAATCTATCTGCTTCTCTAGCCCATCTACCTTGTCTTTAAGGCTTGAGCCACCATTAGGGCGTAGTTCATATAGATAATGCTTGACCATCCAGCGCACAGCGCCAGCAAATCCAGCAATCAAAGTAAATACGGCTACGGCTAGGCCAGCCCATTCGGTAGGTGTCATTACACAGTCCTTACAGTCATAGTAAGCATGCCACCATAGCCAGTGAATCCTCTATCTGGTGGGGTCATGCGAGTAAATGTGATTTGTTCTATAGAAACCTGACGAGATTCGCCAGTGGTTAAGTCTTGCCAAGTAACAATGTCGCCACCTTCTTCGATACTTTCTAGGGTATCAATTCGGTCTTGGGCTCGGCCTTCATAGCCTACCATAACATTGTACTTGTCTGTCTCCACATCAAAACAATAGACGGGAAATCTAATTACTCGCTGTCTAGGTGTAGCGATTGTAGCCTTAGCCTGATACCCCTTGAAGGTAGGACCTTTACTGCTATCTGTTGCATCTCTAGTTAAAAGAAATCTATAGGCTATGAATTCTTGAGCACCAGCTGGTTGGCTGGTAGTTACTTCTACTGGTGGAACTGATGAGTCATAGCTGACTACATCATATATTGAGCCGTCTGAGTCTACTGTCTGTAGAGATAGAGTGCCAAAGGTAAATACACCACGGCCTATTAGACGCTTAAAGTTTTTAGGTTCTAGTGTGTTGTATCTAATGAATCCTGTTTTTATAAAACCACTAGTTACTTTTTCTGTATCTTTTTCTATCCAGATACCATCACTTGCTACAGCAAAAGCTACCCTATCGCTAGAGCCTAGGAAAGCTATGCTTGCAGCAGTAGATGTAGTATTGGTAGCAACTAAATCTTTAGCAAACGGAAAGAGTAATGCCCCTAATTCTACAGATAAATCAATACGGTATAGTCCTGCTTCAGTACCAACCAGTCCTGATACATAGGCAAATCTATCCCTGAATGCTATGCCTTTAAAGTCACCTTCAATAATTATTGGGCCATACTTAATACTGCCATCATCTTGGATTGCTGCGACTCTAACACCTTTGCTAGTGCAGATAACCATATAGGTACCAAGATATACATCTATAGCATTGACTATCTCAGTGACAGGGAACTGGGCTATCTCAGTAGGCGTAGCCAAGTTAGGAAAACCTAAAGCAGTTGTCCCTGTAGTCAAACCAATCTTAAAGATAGAACTATTGCTACGGTTCTTGCCAGCATAGTAAATAGCATTAGGTCCTTCACAGATACTGGTCCATACCCAAGCGCTAGTAGGATGGGTAAAGGTAGCAGTAGGCAGGGCTGTAGTAGCGTGACTACCAGATGGACTTACATTAGGGTTAAGTTC